GAAGAGCTGAGCCTGATGTGGTGACACGCACAGTTCGTCTAGGGATAATCTGACCAAAGAACGGACTAGATGCGTTAAGAGGATCAAAGGCACGATCCTGATTTATGAATGTGATATTAGAATTACCTGCTGTGAACTTATCTAACTGCCTAGACTTACCACGATTAACGCTAACACTCAGCACTTTGTCTGACACATCGTAAAATAATGTGCCACCTAATGTGTAGGTCGTATTATCTAATACACCTTGAACAGGGTCATCTAATATAAAGAACGGTCCACCTAGAGCTGATAAATCAAATCCGATTTCAACTTTAGTGGCTGGTACTGTGCTCATTAAGCACTCGCAAATACTGGACCTGAGGTCTTTTCAAATTTCTTTATTGCATCCACAATAATTCTGCCGACTGCTGCACCATCAGTGCCCACACCAGCGTTCACAGTGATATTAAATGTGTTACCTAACACTCCACCTGCTTTATTCAGAGGGATAATCGCTTCTGGTCCTGCCTCACCGACAAGTCCCATCATTGGTTGGGTAACGATTCCACCCTGAGCAAACTTAGTAATTCCATAGGCTTGTGCTAATGCTGTGTACGATCTAGCAGCAGATGTAGATAGTGTGGAAATTTTGGATACGGCACTAGCAGTTAATCTTGATGTGTCTAATTTAGGTGTTGCTTTAGGTGTCTTACCCTTATCTTCTTTGACTGGGACAACACCTGCAGTACCACCACCACCACCACCAGTCGTATCTGTTAATGCTGCGTATGCTGCTCGGGCTGCTGCTAATTGTGACAGGATGCCATTTACTAATGCCTGAGCACTGTCCACACCTGCCTGGTAAAAGTTCTGTGCTCCTTGCATACCCACTTCGTCAGCTACAACTGCGATAGAGTCTAATAATGTATTTATCTGCTCTACTACTGTGGCTCCACCACTAATAATTTGATCTGCAATAAGTGTGCCAGACTCGAAGCCTGCATCTAAGACCTGTCTAATACCACGCTCAGATAAACCTATCTGTATTAACTGTTTAATTTTGTCTGCAAATGATCGCGCTGCTGTAGCCTGACCTACTAAACCCTGAATAAAGTTACCTGTTTCTAACGCTGCACCAAAATCTACGACATCTGTAACTGATCCTGAAATGCTGTCTTTCAAACTATCAAATTTACCTTTTACATCATCCAGCTGTCTCTCAGCACTTTGTAAAGATTTCTCTAAGTCATCCACTATGGCTTTAGCTGCATCTTGCGCTGCCTTTTTTTGTTTCTTCATAGCCTCAGTAACTTCATCCGTAGCCTGAGTTGTCTTATCCATTTGGTCAGTCAAATCACCGAAGTCTGGTGTTAAATCTCCAATTACATCTTCTACAGCACCCATAGCATCTATGTTGTAATCGAGTGCTGCACGTGTCTTTCTGTTAGCCTCACCGAACGCATCTATCGCAGCATTAGCATTATCAAATGGTTTAGTAAAATCTACCTCAGCTAACGCTCTAGCATCTTTCTTAAAGACTTGGATAGCAGGTAAAATCTTAGAGTTGTACATACGAACGAACTCGTTCACCATCTTAGTTAAGACATCAGCGACCACATTAAATGTATATACAAATATCTGACCAATTGCTGCAGCGATATTGAAAACTGTTAATTTAAGATATTCAAAACGCATAACGGCTATGGCTATAAGCGCGATGAGAGCACCTATGCCAATAATTACATAAGTCAAAGGATTCAGAGCAAATGCAATATTTAGACCTATAACTGCAACTGTCACTGCACCAATAACTGCAGCCAGTGTCACAAAGATGTCAGTATTATCAGCTATAAATGTAAATAGACCAGTAACTATTGGGGCTATCTTCATAAATGCTGGTAACAATTTCTTACCTATTTCTTCCCTGATCCTGCCAAACTCTTGCTGGAGCACAATCATCGAGCCCTCAGGTGTATCCCTCAATGCCTCATTAAATCCTTTGTAAGTCGAACCAAGAACTTCTACGATTGCTGCTACACGCTCAGACTCAGTACCGTTAGATATTTTCTTCTTTGTATCTTCATCTAATACGAATCCTGCTCTAGTTAATGCACCGAACTGACCGTTTAATGCCTGGGCTAGACCGTTAGTCATAGACCTAAAATCGTCACCTGTAGCTGTTGCACCCTTTTCAGCTGTCACATAATCTAAAATCGCTGGAGTTAATTTAGCAATACTGCGACCCTGTAAATCAAATGTGGCTAACTGTGCCTGTGCTGTGATTACATTTTCTCTAGATACAACCCCGACCTTTTCTAAAGCCTCGGCCTGTTTTACTAATGCATCTACCTGGATGTTTGTAGCACCACCTGTAGTTAGCAGGATCTGTCTTAATCTTTTCTGTTGCTTTTCAGCATCTATAGCAGCATTTACAGCTGAGATAGCACCAGCTGAAAGGGCAGCGAATGTGGCTGCTGCTGGCACTCTTAAACTCTTGATACCAGCCTTAAATTTATTAAAGCCACCCTCGGCACGTCTAATATCAGATACGGCTTTATCTAACCCCTGTGGGTTCCATTGGGACAGAATCGGGATAATAATTGCCATAGTGAAACCTAGTCTAGTTGATTAGATGGGATAGGACTAGCCTCGCTGAGCAGGCGATAATCGGAAGATGTTGCTGACACCTTTTCTTCTAAGCGTTTATTAGTCATCGCAGCATATTTAAGAACAGATCGCTTTAGCCCCTCAGTGACCTCACCAATATATTCCTCAGCAGTCGGCCAAATAAAACGCGATGCTCTTTTACCAAATCTCATATTTAAAAACTCTATAAGTGCTGCACCAGAAGCCTGATTACCAGTAGGGTTCTTTCTGCCAGCCATGTCTGCTATCTCAATCGCAGCAGATGTAGTACGAATACTGGCTAATGAAGATAACCCTTTACGCTTACGTGCAGAAACTCGAGCATTAACTCTGATAGATCTAAGTGATGGACCTAATCTGCCACGACTAAATCCTGAGGGCAGTTTATCTACCACTTCACCTCTAATGTGACCTTTAATAGCCTCAGTCATAGGTCTTATTGTGCTAATCATGTCTTTACGTGCCTGCTTATATAACTCAGGCTCCATCTGTTTTAATTCAGCTAATACCTCTTGTACCCCGACAATGATAGGCGCTTCGATACGAATACCCATAGTATTTACCTTTTTTGTCGATTAGCCTCAGTCGCACGCCAACGCAGATACATGGACATCGTATAAAGCATACGGTCAGTTTCTTGTAATAACAATGACGGTGCAATACCTGTTTCTACAGCCAGGTACGCAATCATCCAGTGCTCGCTCGATTCACCGAGCGGCTTTATTTTGGGTCGATCTCGCTAGCTATTACACCCTCGATATCGTCTAGCCAGTTATCAAAATCTTTCTTGGTAGCACCAGTACGAGATTCTGAATGCCAGGCTAACCAGAATAAATCTGTCAGTCGCATTTCTTTCTCAAGAGAAACGACTGACCGATTATATTTGTCCTCAAAAGCAACTAGGTCTTTAGCAGAGCAGGTAATCTCTTTAGGATCACCAGATATATATTCAACGCGCAGATTGATTCTCATCTTTAGACTGTTCCCCTTGTCACAGTGCCAGTTACAGGCCATGTCACAGAAAATGTTGCTAGATCCCCAACGCTTGAAGCGAATGGAGAGTATTGGGTAACTAAACAGTTGGCAGTGTAACTAGGGTTAGTAGCTGTCACTGATGTACCTGCTGGAATAATCACTACGGTAGCGATAGATCCAACTAGACCATTTAATGTTGCGTCCACTGATGCTGCTGCAAAATCTTGCATGAAGTTCAGTGTGACTGATGCTGACTTTAATCCACCTACACGTGTACGGAATGTTCCACCGAACGCTGTGGTTTCTAAGTCGTCAGCCTCTATTGTTAGTTCAGCACTATTAAGTGATGTGCCAAACTGTGTTCCGTTTATGCTTACGGCATAGTCGGTTGCTGCGAATTTCGCCATTTAATTTCTCCTAGTCTGCGTAGCAGAGGACTTGAAACTCTGCTGATAGATATACTACCTCACCTACGGTTATCTGGCCGTAGTTTGTCATCTCTGTCACTCGCAAATCAAAGGCGTTACCACCTAAGGTTCTGTCACTTTGTACTGCGAGTTTTATGCTAGATGAACCAGTGCTTGAGCAGTATGCATCTAAATTATTTTGTGCTGATCGTTCGTCAGCTCTACCTACGATGACCATGACATTAAAGGAATAGGTTTGCATGCCTTTCCTAAATGCCTCATCAAATGTGACGGTTCGTGGAATCACGATTGCCACAGGTGGGTTTGGATTGTCTGGCATAGTCGATGCAGTTCTAAGACCTGAAATGGTAGCCAGGTTAGTGGCTATCTGAGTTCTCAGTGTGCTGATGGATGCCATTAGGCGATTATCCTCATACGTCTGTACG